GGGATGACCGGCTGCCCCGCGGCAAGCAACGCGTTCTCGACAATCGCTCGTTGAGCGTCACCGTCGACCGCTTGTGCAAGAAGCTTCTGGTCGGGGAGGTCGAGAAGGCGGGCCATCGTCGACACGTCCGCGTTCGCGAACACGGCCGGGAACGACTGCTGGACCTGCCCCAGCATGGCCTGCATCGCCGACCGGGACTGTGGGAGCGTCGACTCCAGTGGGACCTTCACCTTCGTTTGGCCGCGCAGTTCGTTCCCCGACCACTTCTCGGTGATGTTGACGCCCTCAGCCACCTCGTAGGTGATGTCACGAGACACGCCGGCAGCCTCGAACATTTCGAGGACCCATGACCCGATCTCCGACCAGCCGCCGGCCTGTTCGCGGGCCATCAACCCGAGCGGCGAATCGTTCTTATCCGCGAGGATGGATACCGCGACACCGGACTGCCGGTCAAGGTTCAGGGCGCCGCGCGACACGGCATGCGAGTGCATGATGTCGTCGAGCTCAGCCTCGAGCTGCTGCGGTTCTTGGGTGAGCCACCGGGCGATCTGCGGGGGCGACATGTATTCCGGTTTCCCGTGCTCCGGGAAGTAGGGCACGAGCCCACCGGGGTCATCGTCGAAGTCGTCCATCGACTCAACCGACGCGATCGGGACCATCAGCCGCGCGTTGCCAGCCTTCCGGGCGTGTTCATGAATGTTCGACCGGATCATGTTGTAAGCGACCTGCACCGGTCGAGCCTCGTTGAGAAACGTCTTGCCGTACCAGACGGAACGGCGCTTGTCCTGGTGGAACACCTCGAAGTTGAGGCGGTCCCGGCGGGGGAACGGCCACGGCCGGTCGACAACGGCCACCTCGCCGACGACGACGACGTGGCGGCCCTGCGGACACAGGAAGTTCGGGATCTCGTACATCGTGTAGACGCACGTCAGGTCGGGTGGCCTGCCACCGGAACCGTCGGCCGTCAACCGGCGGCGTAGCGGCGACGCGGTCCCCTGCCCGTCAGCGTCGGGTTTCGCCGTCAACCGGTAGTGCGCCTGAACCTGTTCGGGCGGGAGCGCCTGTAGCGAGATCCCCCACCGGGCCGTCAGCGACGAGTACGAGCCGGGCTCGAGGCAGAACTCGGTGACCGACAGCGACGTGAGCTTGACGCCGGGCACGGACCGGATCTGGTCGTTGCGGACGTCCATGTTGACGGGCACGTCGCCGCTGCCTGCCGGAGACACGTCGTCGAGGTCCTCGTCGTCGAGGTCCTCGTCGACGCGTGAGGCGCCGTCGGCCCCTGCGTGCGACCCGTCCTCGGGGCCCGCACGACGGGTCCCCGGGTCGTGTTCGCTCTGTCCGGCCTCGGGGCCCGACACGTTGTGTTCGATCAGCACCGCGCTCGTCCCACCCAGGAACGCTGCGAGGAGCTCGTCGCTGCGGATCTGTTCCCACTCGTTTTCGGTTGCGGTCGCCTCGATGACCCGCTGCGCTTTCCGGGCGCCATGAAGCGTCGCGTCGTCCGCCGCGGACGGCGACGAGTCCCACGTCAGGTTCCGGGCATTCATCCGGCCGAGCAGGCCACGGAGACGGGGCGCAATCTTGTTGATTGTGACCCGTATCCGCTCGTCCTCTTGGCGGGCCCCGGGGAGAACCTCGACCGACGACGCGTTGCCGTTCCACCACACCCACTGGTGCCCGTTGTAGAACGCCTCGTTGAGCGCGTAGTGGCGGCGTTCCTCCGACAGCTCCCGGTCTCCTTGCTTCCACCGGTCACGGACGAGGTCGGCGAGAGACTTCTCCATCAGATTGTCCCGTCAACCCCGTGAGGCATCGGTCGTGGTTCGCGTTCCTCGACGGGACGCGGGTTCTCCGCGACCTTCTCGATCGCTGCGGAGCGGGTGAGGAGGTCGTAGTGGAGCGGGTCGCGGGCTACGAGCGCACGAATCAGCCGGTCACGGCCACCCGAGTCGACCGTCGTGTTCTTCACGACGACGAGGACCAGGGCGACGACGAGCGCCGCCTCGATGACGACGACGCTGACGAGCGTCCACAGCGCTACGTTCACAGCGTGATCGCCTGGGACGCCGGGGTTGTCGAGGTTCGCCGTGGCTTCCGGGGTTTCACGGGCGGCTTGTCGAACTCGTCGGCTTCGTCGGCGAAGCCGACGAGGACCGCCACAGCCGAGTCACCCTGAACAATCCCGCCGGCGGAGTCCACAAGACCGAGCCGGCGGGCGACGTCGACAACGGTCGCCTCGAGGTCGGCTCGACCGTCGGCAAGGCTGCGCCAGCGTTCGACGTCTGCCTCGAGCCCAGCAATCCGCTCGTCGTACTCGGCGGCCTGCTGGGGGCTCACCCACCCGAACAGCGACGCCATCGCTCCGCACGCCGACTCGGCGAGGTAGATCCGGTCTGGAGTCGCGCCGAACTCACGGTACAGCTCTCGACCCGTGTCGATCGCGGCGCCGGCGTGCTTCCCGGTGACTAGACACGTCCCGGGCGACAGGGTCATCTGCTCTACGCGTTGCATCGCGACCAGTGTGCGGCGGCGGCCGGTTGCGTCACACGGTCACCACGACGGCTGCTGCTTCTTCTTCTTGCGGCGGTCGCGCCGCTCATCGACCTCGTCGACCGTCGACCGGTTCGCGGGGGGGACCACACGGAACCTACGGTCCCTCGTCATCAGTAGGTAGCGGAGCGCGTCGGCGGCGTGGTCCTCACCGTCTGTGTCGACATCTTCGGGGTTGACCGAGTCGCGAACCTGTTCGGGGAGCGTCCGAACAAGGTTCGGGCATTTCGACCCGATGATCCTGAGTCCTGGCTGCCCGTCGGTGTCGCGCCGCAGGTAGTCACGGACTCGTGCCCAGCCCGCGACCCGGTCGTTCTTCGCGGGGAGGAGGTACACGCCGTGCTCCGAATACTGGTCGGCGATCGTCATACCCACCGACCCTGTGCGGTGCGACTGCTTCCACATCGACGGGTCACCGACCCCGAACTCGCTCCGCCGTCGCGCTTCGACCACTTTCACCGCGGCGGCCTGCTCGGCGGGGATGCGCCCTTCCCCGTACTCCTCGTGCCAGATCCACAGACACCCGTCAGAGTCCCACACCCCCCAATACGCGGCCCAAGGCGCCGAAGTCCCGAAGTCGATCGCGTACCGTTGAGGCCAACCCTCGGGCGGCAGGCCACCCCACTCAGCCGGCATCTCGTCAACGACGTGGACGTCACGGTCGAACTCCTCAAAGAACATGCCCGCGAACACGTCCCAATCACCGTCGAGGTACTGCGCTCGCTTCACGTCGGGAAGCGACAGCAGGTTACGTATGTAGCCGTCGTCCATGTGCGGGTTATCCCGAACCGTCGAGTGGACGTACCCGAACGACAGTGTCGCGGTGCGGTGCGGGTCCTTCGGGTCCTCGAGTTGCCGCGTCGCGATCTCGGCCCCGTGCCCGGTCGAGTCGATGAAATCCCGTTTGTTCCACGAGTGCCCGACCTGGCCCGGGTTCGTCGCGCCGATCACATGCGGGTGAACACCGTCGCGGAGCTTCTCGCGAGTTGTCCGGGCACGCGACCGGACCATCGTGTATTGCGCCTCAGTGAACTGTGTCTGCTCATCAAATACAATCATGTCGTACTCTGCCGACAAATATATTTGGGTGTCATCCTCTGTTTCGCAGTGACCGAACTCGATGATCGACCCGTTCGGGAACCACCACTCTTTCTCCCCGGCCCGCCACCGTGGCCTCACCTCGGCCGGCAGCGTCGAGTACCACAAGATACTTTTTCGGATCAGCGACCGTTTCAACTCGGGGAACGTCCGTCGGAGCATCAGTGTCGCGTGGCCGGGATGTCTGATCGACAGGCGCGCGGCGCGATGCAACAACCACGTCGATTTGCCCGGTCCCGCTGACCCTCCGAACAGGAGACAGTCGACCTGGTCCGCGAGCCGGTCGGCGTCACGCTGCCGGGGCAGGAGAACCCACTCCTCAGCGGCACGCGACAACAGCCGAAGGTACTGGCGTTGCTCCCGCGCTGACAGCGACTCGAACTCGTCGACCGTCAGAAGCCAATCGTCGGGGTCGTAGTCGTCGACTACGTCAAGCCCCATCAGCAACCCCGCGTTTCGCACGGAGATCAGA